GTTTCGGGGCGGTCAGTCATTCCAACGTCATATGAAGATGATAAACAAAATTTACATCTGAAATACGTTAATCCGGTATTTTTGCAGGAAATTGGTAAGCTTGATAAATATACCCATCTTAAGAATCGCAGAAAACGCGATCAATCTCATGCTGCTTATGAGGTAGAGAAAGGGGTTCAAGCTGATGGACAGTGGGGTTTAACCGAGCCTAACAAAGAAGCTTATTATAAGAATGTTGCTAAGTTTTGTAAGGCGCAGGTTACTGGGTTTGATGTGGATGCATGGAATTTTGCTGAGCAGTGTGTTATTCAACACTTTTATCCACACCTTAAGGAATCTGGTATTGAAAGTACCGATGAGTCTATAGCGCGTTTAGATTTGTCGAAATCCCCAGGGCCGCCTTGGTCATTTATGTATAAGACAAAGGCAGAATTAGTTACTGATCCGCAGTTCAAGCAAAAATGTGAACAGGGCTGGGATTGGTTGTTAGAATCTGATCGATGGTGGCTAACGGGAACCGCTTTGAAGGAGGAAGTCCGACCAAGTGAAAAATTAATGCAAAATAAACAACGAATTTTCACGCCACAGTCTGCTGATTTGAATGTTTTAACAAATCGGTTGTGTGGTCAGTTTAATGATAATTTTACTGACTGCCATATGAAGACTTGGAGTATGGTTGGCATAAATCCTTTTCAAGGAGGATGGAATCGTTTGCATAAGAAGCTGACTCCACCTGATAAACCGAATATGGTTGAAGGTGATTATGGTGATTGGGATTCTTCCCTAGCTGTGCATCTTATGTTTTTCATGTGTAGGTTTAGATTTATGTGTTTACCGGTTAAAGATCAAACCAAAGAGAATTATGATAGGCTTTTTAATTTGTATAAGAATATAGCTTACTCTGTTTTGGTATTAATTGATGGTACTTTAGTTATTAAACCTGGAGGTAATCCTTCCGGTAGTGCCAATACCGTTGTTGATAACACAATCATAAACTTTTTCGCTCTAGCTTATTGTTGGTATAGGTTGTGTCCTGTTGAAGATAGGACTTATATTGCTTTAATACTTCATGTTGTAGCTGCTTTGTATGGTGATGATAACACTGGTGCTATGACTGATCATGCTGCTGGTTTTTATAAACCCAGCGTGATTCCTGAAGTTATGAAAGAAATAGGTCTTACGTTAAATTTTGAAGATAAAGAATTTCAAGACATAACCAAAGTTCACTTTTTACAAGCTGACTTTAATACCAAATTGTATGGTAGCGTGATTTATCACGTTGATCCTGCCAAGTCGTATGAATCTATACGTTGGTCTGAGGAACCTACAAATCCTGCTATGAGTTTGATACGTGCATGTGGAATGCGACTCATTACATGGTCTGATGATAATGCTCGTTATTATTATCAAGGCTATATAGACTGGTTGATGGACAAATACGACCCAATGTTATTCGGATCCGAAGATTGGGAGGGCGCCAAATCCGGTTATAAGACTGACTGGGAGATGGGAGCCTTTTATGCAGGTTTGGAGTGTAAAGACCAAAAAGACAACCAAACTTGTGAAACTATGTCTATACTTTTTGAAGGACAAGCTCGAAATAAGAAAAATGTTAAAAAGAATAATAGAGCTGCACCTCAAAAGAAACGTGCTGCGCCTAAAAAGAAAATTAAAAGGCGCGTTAGAAATAAAAGAAATAATAAAAGTAATATGCAACAGAGTGGTGCTTCAATGCGAATTTCATCTGCACCTGTTGCCAC